TACTTAGTAACAGCATCTTGATTGTCTACTGGATTAGCAACATTTATAATTCTTTTATTATTAGCATCAAATCTATCAGAGGCATCTGTACCTAATTTAGATTGAACCTCATCTTTAGTCTCTTGTGCTATATTAAAATTCTGGTCTGCTGATTGGTCTAGGTCGGCTGAAGTAAGAACTGAACCATCCTGGAAATCAACTAATCTAGCATCTGTTGGTGTAATTCTTTGTATAAGAACAACAGCTCCATTAGCTGGCGTACTTGATAGTGTAATTGAGCTATCAGTTGGGAATGTTATCCCAGTATCTTCAACATTATCTACGTAAGCTTTTACGTGTGATTTTGCTATGTAAGAAAAACTAAATGAGAAGGTCGGCGTAGTACCATCGGCGGTATACGAGACCCTTGCTAAAAATGACATTGATTGCTTATATCTAAAGTGTCCTAATGTTATTATTTCGTTGAATTAATGAAATCGTAGATACCTCTATCCAATCCTTCTGGATATTGGTTAGTAGCTCCACTAATACCTTTGATTAAATCCTTCTGCATGTATGCTTCACCTAAAGAAATATCTGGGTTTTGAATTGATTTAAACTCATCACTAAACTGTATTTCTTGGAATGCTAAATCTCTGTAGAACTTAACTTCATTATACATCATGATTTTTTTACCTCCTAAACCACCAATGTTTTCATCAATAGTTATTTCTGTAGGAGCATTCTTATAATCATCTTGTTTAATAAGTTCTTCTAATCTAGTTCTTAAACCAGAACTTGCTAATTTTTCATTGTAAACTTCGAAAGCTGTTTTACCTTCTTTGTTTTTAAATTGAGTTAAATCCACTCCATTTTTAACTTTTTCTAATTTAGGTATACCAACTTCATCATCTACTAATGCTTGAGCTAACTTATCTTGTTTTATAGTTCTAACTGTAAATGGATTGATTGCATTATTAATAAATCTAGCTACTGAATTTTCATCGTAAGCAATTGGTTCACCTAACATATTATATCTTTTAGGTAATACTCTTGAGAATATTTTCTTTTTAGCTGTATCAACTAAACCTTCTGCATCTCTCATGTATGGGTCATTAGATGCTTTTGTTAAAATGTTTGGCCAATATGATGCTAATTTATTATTAACCCACCAAGCACCTCTACCTTGAACTGCTTCTCCATCAAAAGATTTTAAGAAATCAATTAAACCTCTAAGATAAGTTTTAGAAGCAATATTTTTAAATACTGATTTATAAGTTGCTACAGCAAAGTTTTGAGCTTTATCTGTAAAACCTAATTGTTCATCTGGAGCTCCCTCCATTTGTCTTACAATATGAGATAATAAATTATTTTCTACTTTCTCTCTCTCTTTATCTGTTAAGTCTTGATAGATTTGAGTGTAGTCTGCAACAGTACCTATTAACATTCCAACTGGGTCTAACCTTCCGTATTGTATCCAAGTATCTGTTCCAGGAATTTTAAATGCGTATTCAACAAAACCTTGAGATTGTTGTATCTCTCTAATATTTTTATCTGGATGGTATCCACCAGTGATATTACCAGACATCGTATATAAAGCTGTTGCTCCAAGAAGTGTCGTACCCATAGCAACTCTTCCTCTTGTTTCTGCAATTCTTACAGCATCTCTGCTAGAGCCAGTAAAGTTTTCAAAGTTTTTACCAAATATACCTAATGGACTTCTTTCAATTGCTTGAAGTGCAAGGTTAGAAGGTGTTTTAACAAAAGGTAATATTTGTTTTAATATTGGAGCTTCATTAACCATGTTTTGAACAAAGCCTAAAAGTCCATCTAAATCTTTTGTAAATGTAACTTCTTGAGCAAATCTTGCCGCTTCTTTATCTATTGCAATTAAACCAGTTTCATCAAAACCTTGTCTAATTCTATTAGCCATAGCTTGGTCAAATTCAGTAATATTTTTACCATTAACTTTACCAACTACTTTAGTTCTAGAAAAACCACCATCTAATGCTTCTCTATAAGCTATTTGTGTAAGTTTACTTCTGTAAGTTATTTGTTTAAAAAATTCATCAACTGCTGTCAAACCTCTTAGCGGTGTTCTGATTGCTCTTGCAACTTTACTATTACCTAAAGCTTTTGTGTTTGTGTCAAACTTTGTACTACCACCAAATAAAATACTATCTTCATCATTGAATGATTTCTTCATAAATGAAATAGCATCTGTTAAATAATTCTTATATCCAGCCATAATACCAGCGCCATGCTCGTATTGTGCTCTAACTTGTTTTGCTGTTTGTGGGTCTAATCCCCAAGTTAATCTAGAACCAATCATTAAATCTATTGGTTTTAGAAATAGATTTACTCCAGTAGATACTGCGTTAACTATTTGTGTTTTAGGTAGTGATAGAGCCGCAGACATCCATAGTTCATTGGCTACATTCCAACCTTTATTTTTGAATATAAATCCTAAAACTCTTTGAAGACTATTTTTATCTTTTGTTAATGCTACTGCTTTTTTGAAATCTGTAAATGTACCATCCCAGGTATCCATATTTCTTACTAACTTAAGAATAGCTTCAGAACCTAAATCGTAATCAGTTACACTATCTTTTAAAACACTTCTTAATCTTAAACCTCTACCTAAGTTTGATGTAACTTTTTCATCAAATCTCATAAGTCTCATTAAGAAAGCTGTAGTAAGTTTCATGTCATTGTCTGTGTATTTACCATCAACATTCTTAACCATCTTAAACAAAGCGTCTGCCATGTTTTGTTGAATTTGTTGAGATGCATACATAAACTTAAGACCACTCTCTAACTTGTCTCCAAGTTGACCTAGCATCTTAGTTGTTTGAATAATATCTCCACCTTGCTTTGCCGCCTGGTTTTCAATTATCTTATCAGAGATAACATCAAACTTTCTCTCTGCTCTTACTACTTTTTGTAAAGCTTCTAAAACTACTACACCGAAGTTACTATCAGCGTATGCTCTTGGTGATAATTTAAAATCTAAACTTTCACCTAAATTTTTTCTCCAATCTATTGTTTTCTTCTTACCGCCGCTTTCAACATTACCTCTTGCACTATTAATAAAGTCATCAAAGGTATTTAATATTTGTTCGTTTAAATCATCTGCTGAAGCTTTGTCTTTTAATACTTCTACTGTATCTGAAACCTTTTGTGTCTTAGCTTCATCTTTAATTTTCTTAACTAATTTTTCTGAAGATTTTTTACCAGAAGGAGTTAACTCTGTAGTTTCTCCTAATAATCTACTTTCGACTTCTTTTAATTTTTGAAAATCTATTTTACCACCAGTTAAAGATTTCTTATTTAATTTAATAAACTTCGCCATATCAACGAAGTCTGATTTAAACTTTGCAAAACCTTCTTTAATTTCTGGTGAATATTTTTGTATTCCTCTACCTACTCCTTCAAATATACCTCCAATCATAAGACCTTCTAAAGCATTCTTCATTCTTGCTTCATACCAAGTCTCGTCTTTGTCTTCTGAAGATAAGTAGTCAAATAAAGGATTTTGTAATTGTGGGAAGTTTGTATTAATCATATCTACAAATCTTCCAGTATTTTCATCGAATGCTAGAATATCTGCCCCAGCACCTCTAGTTAATGATTTAGCTACTTTACCTGCTGTTGAAGTTACTTTAACTGCTTGCAAAGGTTTTGTTGCATACCAACCAGCCATGAATTGACTAACACCTCTAGTAAAAGCACCAAGCTTAGTATCAGCATCGTCTACTTCTGGTAACTGGTAAGCATCCTTCTCACCTATTTTGCCTAAACCAAAATAACCCTGGCCATCTCTTTTTAATTCTTCTTTTGATTTAATACCTATAATTCCATTGTTTGCATTATCTCCAAACACAACAGCATTACTCATGAAGCTATCTGTATTTTCTAAAATATCTTCAGTTAAACCTATTACCGATTGACCTGCATCTCTAACACCTCCAACTACTTGTAGAGGTATATCTGTCATCCAACCTCTTTTATCATCTGTAGGTAATTCTTCTGAAGGTTCATCTACTATTTCTTCAGTAGGTTTATTTTGTAAAATATTTTGTTGTTTTTGAATTTCAGCTTCTATTTGCTCTTGTGTAAAATCATCTGGAAAAACATAATCTTTACCATCTCTAGTAACTGTTTGTGCCATTAATTTCCTCCTCCAGTATTAACGATAGGTATTCCGTATCTGCTTGTAATTTCTCTTAGTAGTGTAGAAGATTGAGAGAATATTCTACTATTCTGTAAAGCTTCTCCTAATAATATTTTAATCTCTCCATCAAGTTTCTTTTGTTTTTCTCTTGGAGAAATATCTTGGTCTTTAATGCTATCCCAATATTCAATAACATCATTTTCAAAATCATTTCTTAATAAAGGTATTTCTGTTTTTAATTGTGGGAACCTAGCTAATGCTGGGTCATCAAAGAATTTTCTTAAATTATTAAATGTTCTACTTTTTCTAAAGTAAACATTATTTTCTAAAACATCATACTTACCTGCTGAATTACTAAACTTTGTATAATCTGTTATGGTAAGTTTACCTTCATTTAATAAATCTAATGCTCTTCCTCTTACTGCATAAGGATTTTCTCTTTGTAAATCAGACAATTCAATAATTGCATCTGGTGTAGATGAAGTTAATTTTAATGCTGTTTGTTGTCCATTATGAAACTTAATTAAAAAATCTTTTTGTCTTTGAGTGTATTTGTTACCTGCAAACTCACCAACTCCATCTGGAGTATTAATTAAACTTGTAATACTAAAATCTCTATTATTCTGTTTAAATGCAAAATAATCATCTTCTAAACTTTGTTCGTCTAAATCTTTTTTAACTTTATTATAATTTGTTTGCTGGTCTAAGAATTGTAATTCTTTAGCTAATAAAGAGTTTTGCATTTTCTTTTGAATAAATTTTGCTCTATTAGAACCTGCAAAATCTCCAGTACCTAATTTTAATGTACTAAGACTATCAACAATCTTCTTTGCATATTCAAAACCTTCTGGTGAATTAACTGCATCAACATAGTTTTGAAGACCACTTAAGAATAACTCATTAGCCATTCTTGGGTTTTCAGTTACTTCTATATATCCGTCTGTTTCACCTTTAATAAACTTATGAACATCTTCGATAGGAGCATTCTTACTTTGTAAATCAATAAAACCACCTGCATAGTTTTTAATTGCTAATTGCTGTGTTTGATTTTCAATACCAGTAAGTCTACTAGCTTCATGAGTTTTTTCTTTATCATCTCTGAATTTAGATGTTGCTGAAAAAAATGCTTTGTTTAATGCTAATGGGTCGTACTTATCTAAACCATTTACATTATAAAAATCTTTTAATTGTGTTTCGTATGCATCTTTGAAAGCGTCTTTACTTAGCTTATCTTTAAGACCATTCTCTGCATAATATAAATTAAACTTTTTCTCAAAATCTCTAGCCTTTGTAGCTAAATCTAACTCCATCATTTTATTAAAATAATGTGGGTTTGCTCCTGGAGGAATTTTCTTATTCTTTACTAATTGAGCAAAAGCCATTTTATTAGTATTAAAATCTTCTACTGCTTGAGCTTCTACTTTTTGTTTTTGTTTAAACTCCTGGCCAACATCATAGTTAGCTAATGTAGGAACAATATTAGATAGTGATGTAATTAAACTTTTAACAGCTTCATTCTCTGGAGCCTTCTGCGGTTTGTAGAATAAATCATAATCATTAACCACACCTTCTGGTAACGCTACACCCAAATTAAAATCTGGGTCAGTAATTTTTTTAGCCATTAACTTAAATTGTTCTCATCATTAATTATTTGTTCGTAACTATATTGAGGAGTATTAGTCTCCAAAGCTGTTTGTTTATTTTTGTAATCTAAATAAGATTTAGAATAATTTAGTCCTGCAACTGCGGCTGTCGTTCCGTAGTCTACATTAGTCACATAAGATGTTTGACTTTCATAAAGAGTATTAAGACCTAGGTAATCATTTCTAAACTGGTTAGCATCAAAATTAATATTACCTAATACTGTACTTCTAATATCTCCTAGTCTGTCATCATAGTTACCAAGTAAGAAATTATAAGTATTACCAGTAAAGCCTCTCTCTGAAGCTAAGAATTTTGCTTTCTTTCTTTTTGCTTCTTTTTCTTTAAGACCAATTACTTTTAAATTCTTTTTAGTTTTCTGAATTAACTTAGCTTGTAAGTTTGTTCTTCTATTTTCTAAATTCTTTTTAGCAATCTCATTCTGCCTTATTTGAGCATCTCTTTGAGCCTTTTGAGCTTGTATTGATTGTTGATACTGCAAGCCAGCACTTAAGCCAGCAACTACTAAAGTTGGGTTACACATTATATTTTAACAAATTCGTAAAAAGGTTTTTGTTCTATTCCGTATTTTTTATGTTTTTTAATAAAAGAAAATCCCATCCATTTTAACCAACGAATGTGAAGTTCATTTCTTGCATCAACATAATTATGAAGAACAGAAAATTTATTTTTTAAAACTGTAAATACATCCTGGCAATTTCTTAAAAAAGAAACTGAAATTTTTTTCAAATCAGGTGTACCTACCATCCATATAGAACCAATAAGTCCATTAGGTACAACACCTAACATCGCAACAACTTTACCTTTGTTATCACAAATGACTAATGGAACCTGGCTACTTCTTAAGCCAGTTAATAAAGATAATAATGGAGGCAAGCCAGTGACGGCTTGTATTTCTCTATAATCATCTTCTCTAAGATTTTCAGCTAAGTAGATACAATCATCTTCTGTAGCTAATCTAAGATAGGGTTTAGTTAGAGTTTGATTGGGAGACATAATATCCTTCCCATTCTGCATTCACAAAGTTAGATGGTAAATGACTATTGTTTTTTAATTTAATAGTTAAGTTCTCATTTCTACTTTGTACTGCGAATGTAAAATCTCCATCCTCTAAATTTACTGTACCAGCTAATCCAGTTCCAACAATCGTACCAGTAAATGTACTTGTACTTTCATCTCTTCCAACTGGAGTTACGCTAGTAGTAAAGAAACCAGTATCATTAAAAGATACTGTCCAGTTTCTAATTTGTAGTCTTCCTTCTCTAACTCTTGTTCTAGAACCAGAAGAAGAAGATGTACCTAAAGCTAGATACTGTTGTGAGAATGTATATTCAAATTCATATTGCTCACCTACAAAATAATTAAAACTTGTAATATCTCCAGAAACTACAATGTCACTTCCAGATTGAGATACAATTGTAATATCTCTACCTGCTTTATTACTTGCACCAGACTTACCTACTAATTTCATAGTAGCATCTATTGCATAAGGTACAGTAATTGTAGTTTGGTTTGTGCCTGCATTGTAAGTTTCAGTTACATCTGCATTTGATAATTTTCTATCTAAGTGTGTTAAGTATGTTGAACCGCTATCAACTGAAGCTGGAGCACAATCTATTTTTTCTAAATAAACTCCATCACTTCTATTAATTACTAAATATAAATCTGTTCCAATAAAATCTACATTTAAGATAGTAGTGTCTGCTTCATCACCTATAGTCCATCTGTGCCAAGCACTTTGTAATCTTTTACCATCTGAAACAAACCATTGGTAAATATATAATTGATTTAGATAATCTGTTTTAGAACTTAGACATGCTAAAATATTTTCATTAGATGCAATAGCAAACTTAAACATATCTGTTGGAATATATTTAGGAATGTTTGCTGTTATATCTTCTCCAGTATTTGTTTCACCATCTGCTTCAACATACATCTCTCTAACACCAGTGAACTGGCCTTTGTTAAAAGCAAAGAATACATTACTACCAGAACCAACTGGTTTTACTTTTGCTGTATTCTCATATTCTGTTGTTACTGTTACTGAAACATTATTAGGAGTTAATGAACCACCACCAGATAATATGAATTGTGTTTGGTCACTAAATAATAAAAGCTTCTCATCAAATGCTACTGCATGTTTAAGAATACTTACTTTTGTGTGACTAACATTTAAGTCAATAATATCTGTGTCTAAACTATCTGTAACTGTCTCATTAAAAAATTCAAAGAACTCACCACTCCTAGTCATAATGACATTTTCATCTGATAAAAAACCAAGTCTGTTTCTGTGAAAAAACATATCTTTAATTTTAGTATCTACGAATGAAGGATTAGGTGAGCTATCAATATCACCTACAACTCTTTGACCCCATGCTGGAACATCATAAGAAGTTGAGCTTATAGTATATGAAGAACCATCTGCTTGAGTTAATCTAAAATTTCCATCGGCTGTACGGATTAACAGAATTGGCATTGTGTCTGCATCAAGTGTAGTTGCAATACCTGGTTCAGTTGTTTCTTCCCATACTCCAGTAGCATCTACAAATTTTACATAATAATTATCAAAGCTATTAGAAGCATCTCCTTTAACTTCAACAACCATGTTATCTATTGCTACTGCTGGTAAGTCAGAAAAATTCTGAACTTCATCTTTTATAACTTGTGAAGCTTGGTCTCCATAACCATCTGAAGCTGATACTGTTAAAGTACCAGAAGCTTTTACTATAGAAAAACTAGACTTACCTATTTTTGTAACTGTAATTCCAGAGGGTGAACCAACAGCACTGAATACTCCATCTCTTATACTTTCAGTATTTGTATTAGAACTTGTGAATGAATATGTAGTGCTATCTATAGTTATTGAATAAGGCGTATTGTTTACACCTTGAGTAACTGTATAGATTGCTTGTTCAATTTTAGCTGGGCTAGTAGCTGAAGTCATAGCTACTGTTTTTGTAGTATTTAAAATGTAAGTATAATCATTAACAGTTAATGCTCTGAAATCTTCTCTAGGATTTGTAGAAGTTAAATAGTTAGTAGCATTGGTTTGAGTTACAACTGTTTTAGAAACTCCATCAATAGTATGAACAGTAAGGCTACCATTAGTAATAACCACAACGTATCGCTCATTTGTATCTCTATTTATTGTATGAATAAAAGCATTCGTTAATGATGAACTTTGTAATTTTGCTATGTGTTCTGTAGGAGGTCTCTTCTTTAAACCCTCTACTACATTTGATAATCCATTTAACTGTTCAGTAGCTTGGTTCTCCAATCGCAAAATTTCTGGTTGTTGCGAAACGCCTCCAACTAAATTTGGAATACTACGATTTAATAATGGCATTTTACGAAGTTAATTTTAAAGAACCATTTCTATTGATTGTTTTAAATTGGTCTAAACTATCGAATATATTATGGTCTGCTGTAGAAGCTTCAGCTTGTTTTAATGAAGACAATGCTCTGAACTCATCATCTTTAGTAAATCTATGTAAAGCGTTAGCTCCTAATGTTCTGTCATGAAAAATTCTTGATGCTCTGATTGTAATAAATCTTCTTGCTTGTTCTATAATATCCTCAAAAGGTAATAGATAAACTACTCTTACTTCTGTAAAGTTTTTATCCCAAGTAAAACTTTCTGTTGCTAAGTTATATAAAAAACTTCCTCTTAATACTGGGTCATAGCTACTTCTATTTTCTTTAAGGTGATTAAACTCTACGTGCATTACGTCATCACCTATTGGAATTTTATTATCTGTATTTCTTGATAGTGTTACTTTGTATGAAGTATTAAACTTCCAACCTTGAGCTTGAACTTCTCTATTAATTTCATCTAGTATATTAATTGCCATAGTAGCATCTGTAGGTAAACTTCCAGTTAAAGAGTTAACTGGAGCTTCTCCTATTGTACTAAGCATAGTATTAATACTTTCCAATTTTGTTGTTCTTGAATTTGAAGCCATAATAATTTTATTGATTGATTGGCCAGGCGTATTGCTACGCCTAGCCTACGTATAAGATTACGCTGTTTTAATTAATGTTGCACTTTCTGGTCTTAGGATACCGTGGCCTAAAGCCATTTTTCCAACCATTAAAGTACCTTGTCTACGAATGTCGTATTCACTTTCCATAGCCAAGTCCATTAACTTAACTGTACCGATTGCTGATTTGTGGAACACAACAGCCGCAACATTAGAAGCATCTACGTTGTAAGTGTTGTTTGTTCCAGAGATTGCAGAAGATTGGTCAGTAAACGCTGTAACTGCTGTATTAGCTTTTACAATGTTTATTCCAGCAACTTTAATTACTGTTCCATCTACATACGCTCCATTACCTTCAGCACCGAAGTCTCTGTTCAAAATCTTATCGTTTTGAACTAAAAGATAATAAGTTGCTGGTGGAACCACGCAAAATCTATCTTCAGAAGGTACGTCATTTTCATCAAGCGCTTGAGCACACTCGAATATAGATGAAATTAACGAAGCCGCATTTGTCTTCGCATCTGCATCTGTAATTTGAGTACCGCCGTTGCCGCCAGTGATTGTAGCTGAAGCTTGTGCCGCTAGCACTGATAACTGAAGTAAATGTTGGTCTACTTTGTTAGCTAATGCTCTACCCATTTCAGAAGTATAAATACTTCTTACATCGTAGTGGTTTTTAGCTTCATCTATATTTGCTAAGAATGCATTAGATATTAATAAATCATCAATACTAATGGTCTTCTCAGCATGATTTACACTAGTTCCTGTGATTTCATTTCCTGGTGTATGATAGGAAGTCGAATTAGTTCCAATTACTGGG